GATCAAATTGAATTAGAAACTGCGGAAGTGGAACAGTACCTACAAACAGGTGAAGACCTTATTTGGCTGTTAGATACTCCACAGTTTCAGCGTGTAATCGTAGAAGGTTATCTACGTGAGAAGCCTTTAGCTTCAGTCAGTATGCTAGCTGACCCTGGTGTTATCAGACGTGGTGAACGTTCAGCTATTATGGAAGATTTGGTTGCATCAAGTAACCTCAGCTACTACTTCAATATGGTAATGAATCAGTACCACGGAGCTATGAATACTGAAGTAGATCACGAAGACGAAGATGAATCTGAGGCAGGTATCTAATGGATCAGTTAACTGAAGACGAAATTTACGAAAATGATTTAGATCCAGCAGAAGCTATTGCCTCTATTCGTCGTTCAGAAGGTAACGATGATGCTGCTGAAACACTAGATCGTATGAGTGACAGCGATGGTATTGATGTTGTACAGGATGAGCCAACAGAAGCCGAAGAAGTTATCGTATCAGCTAAAGACGATGAAGTTGAAGCTGAAGAAAACGTTGAAGAAAAAGACGTTATCGACGATACTAGCGAAAATGATGAAGAAGGTGACAAAACTGAAACTGCTGCTGAAGCTATTGCTAAACGAAAGTTTAAAGCAGTAGGTCAAGAGTTTGAGTTTACTGATGCTGAAATCATTGACCAGTTTGAAGGTGTGTTCGGTAAGGCAATGGACTACACCCAAAAGATGCAAAAGATCGCTCCTTTTAGGAAAATGATCTCAGCGTTAGAAGAAGAAAGCATTACCCAAGATCAGTTTGATCTAGCTTTAGACGTTTTAAAAGGCGATAAAGCGGCAATTAAAAAGTTAGCTGAAGACAGAGACATTGATCTAAGTGACTTGAGTTTTGACGATGAAGTTGGCCCGTATGAATCCAAAGGACACGGTAAGTCAGACTTCGATATCAGAATTGAAGAAATAACTGGTTCGATCTCTAGTGACCCTGAGTACTCTACTACTGTTGACGTTATTGACGTTCAGTGGGATGATGCTTCTCGGATGAGCGTAGCTAATAATCCTGAAATTATTACAGGTTTACATCAAGATATTAAATCAGGTGTGTATGCTAAGGTAGCACCTGAAGCTGCAAAATTACAGATGATAGATGGAAATTCTAAATCTAGTTTAGACTACTACATGGCTGCAGGTGCACAGTACTTCAAATCGCTAGAAGCTGCCGAAGGGCAACAGAAGGTTGATGAGTTGAACAAAAGCACACAGGATGCGGAAGCTAAATTTAGTAAAGGATCATCAGAAGCTGAGAGTAAAAGGGCTGCAAGTCCAACTAGCTCAACTGCAGGGAAAAAAGGAGTCATTGACTATTTAGATGACAATGATGAAAAATTCGATGAATGGTATGCTAAGGTAACATCAAGCATATAAACTTTACTTAAGGTATATTTCCTATGACCACTAACGTCTACGGTAACGGCACAACTACTGCAACTGCAGGTGCTAATACAATTACACACTATTACGACAAAGCAGGTGTAAAAGCTGCTAACGTTGTAAATATCTACGGTCAGTTTGCTGACAGACGCTCTATGCCCCTTAAAATGGGTAAAACTTTTAAAGTAAGTAAATGGTTGCACATTTACGATCGTCAATTAGATCCAGCGGGTCAAGTTGGTGGTACTGATACTGATTTCGCTACAAAAGGTTACTTAACTGCTCGTAGTATCGATGATGTTTCAGCAGGTATGCCTTCACTTTCAGAAGGTTCTGGCCCAGCTAACAAAGTGTCAATCAAGAAAGTTACTATCGAAACAGGCTTTGCTCGTTTTGGTGAGATGATTGATTACACTGATGAAGTTGACATGTTCTCTGAAGACATGATTCAAATTCAGTACCGTGAAGAGTTAGGTCTATTAGCTAACCAACGTTACGAAGATTTGACACAGCTTGATTTGCTAGCTACAACTACTATCCAGTATGTAGGTAGTGCAACGTCTATCGCTGAAGTAGGTCAAGACACTACTGCTGCTGACGGTAGTGAAGATGATGATTCACGTATCGGTTACGATATGGTTCGTAAAATGACTCGTCGTTTAGTTCGTAACCGTGCTATGAAGAACACTGAGATAGTTGCAGGTTCTACTAAGATAAGCACTGTAGCTATAAACAAAGCTTTCTACTGCGTAATTGGCCCTGAAATCAAGTATGACCTTGATAACTTGACTCGTGGTACAGGTAACGCTGAAGAGTTTGCTTACGTACCTGCATACAAGTACGCTGCTGCTGCTAACTTAGCTGAAGGCGAAGTTGGTTCAATGGGTGATGTTCGATTCATCGAATCTGAGTCTTCACTTGTTTACCGTGCTAAAGGTGCTGCTGTACCAGCTAGTTATGTTGGTGATCTATCTAACGATGGTTCTAACTTCGATGTATTCCCGTTACTTTTCCCAACTAAAGGTTCATTCGCAATCGTTGGTTTGAAAGGTAAAGGTAAGATCAAGTTCCACGCACAGTCTCCTGGTAAGCTTGAACTAAATAACCCATTCGCTACCCAAGGGTTCTTCAGTTACAACTTCTGGTACGCTGGTTTAATCTTACGTGAAGAACGTTTGCTTAAAGGTTATGTTTGCGCTAGTGAATAATAACTAGGTAACACTCAGCTGAGGCCTTAACAGGCCTTGGCTTTTTTAATTAAAAACTGTTAAACAACTGAAAGGATTTAACAATGTCGGACGAACGTTCACAACTTATCGAACAAGCTACAGAATTAGGTTTAGATTTCCCTTCCAATGTTAAAACTGTAAAACTGCAGAATATGGTAGATGAAGCTATGGGTGTAACTAAAACACCTGAAGTAGATGGCCCAGCAGAACTTGAAGGTTCTAGTCAGCTAACTAAAGTTAAAACTTTAAGTAAGCGCCAAAAGATCGCTGAACGTAAGAAAGCTGCATTCGCTACTCGTGTTGTTACGATTACTAACAAAGACCCTCGTGAATCTCACGAAACAAACACAGCTCATTTAAGCTTTGAGAACAGCTATTTCTCACTAGCTAAAAATGTACCTTTGGACATGCCTGTAGAGCTTGAAGTTGCACTTATCAAAATTGCTGCTGCTACTGAAATGCCATTACACAAAAAAGAGTACATTGACGGTAAAGCTACTGGTAACATGGTTACAACTTTAGTTAAAAAGTACGCTATCAGTTACGGTGAGTAATACCTAAAATTATGGCTGTACTTAGTGCAGCCTATGTTTAAAATTTTAATAAGGCTTCTATTATGTCTACTATACAAATATCTAACATAACTTCAGTAACGTCTACAGATGGGACTGGTGTGTTTGACATACTTATGGAAGCTGTAAACTTACAGATACTAAAACAGTATCAGGCAGAGAGAATAACAGGTACTGACTATGCTAATGTCTACTTAGCAGCTATGCAGACAGTACTGCAACAGTCAGTACAGTTCTCTTTACAGGCTGAGACTGCAGGTTTGCAGGCTGATGAGGTAAGGGCAGGAACTGTAAGAAATAATGCTGAATCTGATAAAGCTGTTCAACTGACCCAAGAAAAAATAGAGACAGAAGATAAAAATAACAAAGAAGGCGGAGTTATCGATAAGCAAATCGAAAAACTCGAATCTGAAAAGTTACTGGTAGATGAAAAAATAGCTACTGAAAAAACTAATACTGAAGATGCAACTGGTGGTGCTGCTAAGGACAAGTCAACTCTTATGAATGCACAAGCATTGGGATTTGCCAACAATACTAGACAAGCACTCATCAAAACTATGTTAGACGGTTACTCTACAAACTTAGCGATTGCAGGTTCTGCTACCGCTCCTGAGTCTACTAAGAACGTAGCGATTGATGACTTAAAAGCAGACATACTAGCTACATTGTAACGGTGTAACCACAACTAAAAAGTTATAAGGTATGATATGGATAAGGGTATATTAGCTCGTATTAACGAAGTTATACTAGATGAGAAAGGTTTAACAGTATCGATGGACAGTAAGTTCTTAGATAGTAAACTTGACAGTCTTGGTGTAATGTTGACGTTAGTTACATTAGATTCTGATTACCCGTTCCTAGCTGATGTGCCTAACGATGTTGACATAGTCGAGTATCTGAAGGTAGAAACGCTTACTATTAGAGAGTTAGTTACCCTATGCAGATTGTCGATTACAGATTCATTAAAGGAACAGAACGAAGAGATAAATACGTAGCTATACCTGAACTAAACAGGTTAAAACCTTCAGCTAGACAGTTCATAGCACTAGCTGATCTTGATATAGTCCTACACCAGCCAACAGCATTCTTGTACATAGAAGGCTTTTCAATAGCACAGTCAGACTGTGGACTTCACCCTATAAACTTAAAAAACTATATGCCAGCTCTTAAAGCAGGAAGTTCCTACCTTGCACATGAGTGGATACAGACATTTAAGAATAAAGAACATCTAGTTAAAGTAGATCTACTGTCAGGCACTTGTGCTGCAGGTATACAAGCAGTATACGAAGCTGAAAGACTGCTTAATGAAGGAACTGTGAAAGAAGTAATAATTATAGGTGGTGAGAGAACTACACCAGATACTATACGTCTGTTTAAAGAACTAGGTGTAAACATTATGTGTGGTGACGGTTTTGTTTATATGAGACTAGCACTGCCTACTGAAACACTTAACATAGTCAATGCGAAGTGGAAGTTTGCATATAACTCTAACCCATTCAAGTTCACTAGAGAAACATTAGATTCGCTACTTCCTAGTTGGGATTTTGACTATGTTAAACTGCACGGTACTGGTACTAAATCTAACACTGAAGCAGAAGAAGGTATTGCTAAAGCAGGTAAAGTACTAACCTACAAAGATGAGATAGGTCATACTCAAGGTGTTAGTGCTTTACTAGAAACTTGTATGGTTATGGATGACGATGACATTAGCGGTTCTATACTGGTTACA